TGCATCAGGATTGCTAAGGTATCGTCATCAAGTCCTGTGTAGGAATACCCTTCAACCTCGTTTGCATACTCGTAGAAGTACTTCACGAACCCGGAACCCACAACAAGGGCATCCTTCATTGCATCATGCAGCACGTTGTAAAAATTCGCCTCATTTAGGCAATGCCTGACGTAGTCAGTAGCCTGCAAAGCAAAAGGTTCGTCTTCCGGTTGTCTTGGCATAAACTCCAAGACTCGTTCTGAGGAAGTAAAAATTTTTAAAAGGGAAGGAAGGATGCTGTTTACCGTGTCGCGCAGCGTTGAATCCACATACTGTGAACGTCCCTGCTCTTCGTCACCGTAGGATTTCTGGTGATAAACGTCTAAAGCATTAGATCTGTGGGGTGCTAAGTGGTTTTCAAGGAAATCTTTTGCATCGTCGAGTTGACTCCTGCAGTGAGAAAGAAATTCCTCGTCATCAAGGTGATCCACCTCGTTTAAAGGCGATTCACCCTCTTCAGTGTATTTATCTTCGTTTTCTTGCATAGTAATCGCGATTTAGGAATGATCACTATGCTAACAAAAAGATATTTATAATTTTTTTTACTCTATTCCGCGTATATCCCGGACCAAAGGTCTACTCCAAGATATCCTCTCTCCTCCGCTTAAAATTGCCGGGTTTGTCGCAAAAGTGAGGCAAAATGCATCCGCTTTGTCAGGTGAGGCTTCGCCTCTGCGCCTCATTTCGTCTTTTGACTCGATTAAGTACCTACCCCGGGAATCAAACTTGTAACGCGGGGCCGAAAGCTCTTTAACAAGCTCAGGATCATCAGGTATTTTGCATGTTTTCTTCTCAAAAAACTCTCGAGCCTTATACCACAATTCTGCCCTCAAATTTCCGCATTCGTTAGTCAAACTGCTACTCTCCGAAACATTAATACCCCGGGCAGGAATAATCCCAATTTCGTTAATGCGGTCACACAACCCGGCTCCGATTCCAATACTATCAATTAGGAGTTCCGAACATTGCTCTTCTGGTGGAGTATTTTGAAATTCGTTCATTACCTCCCCGGCTAACGACATCAGATCAAGCTTTCTCCAAGTTTTAATCGGCTCGAGGATTACATTCCCTTTTCGCTTACATAAAGCACTTTTATCCCGGCCCATTCTCGCGACATCAAGACCCCAGATAATCGGTGAGGAAGGAGAAGGTTCAATATCACGATTTATCGCGGATCTGATTATATTTGGTGAGATAAAACCTGCTTCTTCCTCGTCTGCAAACTCTCCTAAAACCCGGATCTTCCACATAGCCGAGTCTTCACCGTAGAGCACCCGCATTTCGTTAATGTAGCTTTCCGAAACTCGCGGGGAATCTATGCAGGAAACTTGGAAATTTGTCCACTCGGAGGAAGCACGGTGGAAAGTTTCGTAAAAATACCCGGTATTCCGCGTGGGGTTGCCGATCAGGATCATTTTGGCATTTTCCTGCGACATACTCCCGTAGGCAGATTCATAAATCCGGTTGTGAACCGCAGCAGCCTCGTCAACGATCAGCAAAACGATTCCAGATTCCGCGTGAACCCCTTGAAGGGCATCAGGTTGGTCTATTCGAGCAACTGCAGCCCGGATAAAAGACTCATTTGGAGCCTCTTTCAGTCTTATGACATCTTGCGTGTAGTCGATTAGGTCTTTGAGAACATCGGGGAGATGCTCGATCCACATCTTGAGGTCTGCCCAAAGTGCAGAATATAGCTGCGAGGAACTTGGTGCAGTGATCACCCCTTTGCAAGGAAAGTGGAAAAGTAGGGTGTGAAGGCAGAGGAAGCATAGTGCAGTGGATTTTCCTACACCGTGGCCTGCTGCGATTGAGACTTTCCGGGTATCAGGTATTACCTTGAAAAATTCTCTCTGCCAAGGGTCTAAATCGGCCCCTAAACAGTTCTCAATAAAGGAAATCGGGTCATCCCGATACAGTTCTATAAAATCCGCGACTTCGTTGTCCAAACATGCCTCTCCTGCTCCCTCAGAGAGTTATGCTATCAGTCAAAACCGCGTAATTTTTTCTACCTGTCTTATTTTAAGACACATTAAAATTAATTAATACTTGATTAAAGTTGCCTATTTGCAAGCAAATGATAAATTAAGGGCAAGATCACTTGCAAATAAAGGAGACAGAATGAAAAAACATAAAGAAACTTGCTTACGATGCGAAGGTACAGGCAGGGTTTCCTTCAGTAGTGTCTTGGCAAGCGTTTGTTTTGCCTGCAAAGGCGAAGGTTTTGTGTTTTTGAGAAATAAGCGGGTTGAAAAAGTGCAAAAAACCCGGTTTAAGCTCTTCATGACCCAAGAGGGTGAGCCTGTCCACTGTGCTTGGGGTGACAGCAAAAAGGCTGCTGAAAAGTGGCTATCCCGGCCCGGTGAAAGGTGGGTTGAGGAAATACCTGTCTAAAGTAACACCCCCCGAAAGGGGGGATCTCGCCAGTAGTTGAAGAACCCTTCCTTGCTTAAATCATCAAGCAAAATTGTCGCAAAAAACAAATTCTGTGCTTCATCGGGCTTCGGACCCTCAGCACTAAAGTTATTTAACGATGCAAAAGAACCAATGTTAGAAACCCGGTCAGGTTATTCTGACCAAGGAAGATAACAAGAAAGGACCGTGATCCTCGCGGGTACACCTACTGGCGATTTTCTTGTGGTATCTTTTTAAGTCTCTGCCTGCCTTCAAGCAGATTTACCTGCATATGATCACTTGCAAATTCCTTCTCGATTTTGCGTATGATCTTTTCGTGCAGCTTCATTGTTTCAATCTGATTTACCCCTCTAAAATACCAATCCACTAAAACACTCTTTGAGTGCAGCGAATTGTAGATATCTAGGATATCGTCGATTATATAAATCTCCTCAGAGGAAAGTGCTAAATTCGTCTTCACGAACCTCCTCAAATAAGTTCCAAGGAATTAGATAAGCAGGCAGCCTATCCTTACCCCCGTTCCTGCTTTTGAAGAACCGGGTCATTTTGTAGCAATTTGTGTTAGGTCTTATTTTGTGCTGCAGCATTCCTTCTGGAAATTCCACTATTAAGTAAAAGTCCCGGTTTGTAAGCTGCACTATAGGAAACGCAAACTGCATTTTGTTGGTATTAATTCTGAATCCTTCAAAACCTAGTTCAGTAATCTCCTCCTTGCTTTTTGTCGAGTTCTTATACTCCACTAGGGCAAGGTGCTCCTCGTCGCGCATAGCCTGCCAATCTGCATTATAGAAATCAGGGTTTTCATAAAGAGTGACCCCCCAAAGCTTTTCCAGTTTTGCTTTGGCTTTTCTCTCGTTCAGTTTGTCTAATTTAGTTTCTAGTCCCATTAGGCAAAGGTATTAGAGTCAGTCACACCTAGTCTCTCAAAGGCAAGCTTCGACATAGCAGTGTGAAAATATTCGTTGAATTTGTCGTTATAGTCTTCCGAGTCTTCAGGAACTGTATCTTCCTTCAGTTTGATATAGGCAATCGCCTCAGCTTCAGGAATCAGCATTTCCCGGCTAACTACATACTGCATATCTTTTTTACGCTTTCTCAGCGTGTTTCTGTAGTTCAGAAGCACTAAGAAATCCTGACATAATTCAGTTTGTTCGAGGGTGAAGTTTGCCGGGTAATAAGTCTCCCGGTCACAGTACTTCAGCAGCATCCTTAATGCCTTCTCTGCTTCCTCAGAAAGCTTAATACCTTGTGCTAGTTCCTGTAGTTTTTGCCGATACTCTCTACTATCTTCGTGTCTCATTAAAATATTTCATAAAGTCAATTACTGCTCCTCGAGTAATTAAGTAAGTTCCTCCTTTTCTAAACTGCTTTGCCTTTAAGTTTCCGCGCTGCAAGTGCTTCTTTAAGGCTTCGTAAGTCATAAACGTGTCAAACTCGTTCCTGATAAATTCCAGTGTCTCTGCACTAGTCAAGTAAGGTTTTCGCATACTCCTCTTTTAAGATCTCTCCGCAATACTCACACTTTTCGATATACCTGTTGTTGATCATTCCCTTAAAAACGTCTTCGTGTGTACACTTTTCGGTGTACATTTTCTCTCCTAAATGAAAGGTCTTGTTTTCAGGTAAAATCACGATGCTGTCTATTCTCAGCAGCATCACAAAACCAAAGCCACAAAAGCAGATTAAAACGATGCTATAAGCAAAAATAATAAGTGACATAAGATCCCACATATCCTCCTCCTTTGTAACAATTAGACTCCCCTGACTAAGTCGTTTTTGACGTACTGCATATCAGGGTCATACTGCTCATACTTCGCAGGTTTAAAGTGGTCATTCGAGTGGTCATACAAACCTTGTGGTTCGTGTCCTTCGTGAAAGTCTTTTTCCTCTTCCCTTTTGATAAAATCCGATAGGCATTCCTGTGCCTTTTTTAGGTCAAGGATATACTCTGCTTTATTCTTTTTTCCTGCCCTGCAGATATACTTAATTGCGTTGCCTAAATGCCAAGGTAGCTTCCAATCATATATCACTTCTTTCGGCTCGATTTTACACCAAGTGTAATGAGCAGGCTTTTTGACTTCGTTCATAAAAAAATAAAAAAAATTAGAAGTTGTATTTGTGTTTAGGTTGGACGTTTTTAATTTGGGGCCGGGGACCGGGGGGGGGTCTCAAAAACTGGGTGCAGCCTCGCGAAATCCCTGCTTTTTTAACCCCTAACCCCTTACATAACCCCTTACATCCACCCTAGAACCCCTCTGAACCGTTGATATTACTGTACATCACAGATATTGTTTGATTATATGATTACCCTTAACCTTCTGGGAAACGCCTCCCCTGCGCGATCTTTCTCGCGAGAGGTGTGGGCGAGCCAAACAACCTATAACCACATTCATTTGCGTAGCCTGAAAACACCTCTACCCGGTCAGTCATTCGGTCAAGCTCAACCCTTGTATGCCTCTCTCTAATCGTGTCAGTCATACAGTCACAAAAAGGTTCAGCATGAGTAGGATGCATACCTCTCTTCATTGCCCCGGTGAAGCAGCTATGCCAGAGACCTCGAATGTAAGTTGTTCCGATAGCACCTTTAAACCTTGGTTCCTCGGCCCGGGATATAATTGCTGCAACTGACATAAGCAGCATGAAGATCAGTGTTAATAGAAAGATCTTGAAGAACTT